GCCATCGTCCGCACGAGCGAGGGGAAGCCGCGGCAGATCGCGGCAATGAACGGGTTCGAGGCGGGCGTGAACATCGCGACGCCGCGCAATGATCTGGTGCGCCGGTTCCTGGATCACCCCGAGTGGGGCGAGTGGTGCCTCATGGTGGACGTCGATATGCAGTTCGACCCGGACGCGGTGGAGCGTCTGCTGGCTGTCGCTGACCCGGTGAAGGCGCCGATCGTGGGTGGACTGTGCTTCGGTGCGACGGACAACGATCTGTGGCCGACGGTCTACGAGTTGGCCGAGGAGCCCGGGCAGGGACCGTTCTTCATGCGGGCTGGCGAGATACCCGCCGAGGGCCTCATGCGCTGTGCTGGCACGGGGGCGGCGTTCCTGCTGGTGCACCGGTCCGTCTTCGAGAAGGTCGTGGAGCGCCGGTGGCCGGAGGATCCGCACGGGCACTTCCCCTGGTTCCAGGAGTCCCAGTTCCCGATCGGTCCTGTCGGCGAGGACCTCACGTTCTGCCTGCGCGCTGGCATCTGCGGCTTCCCGGTGCATGTGCTCACGTCGCTGCACATCGGACACATCAAGCCGACGGTGCTCAACGCCTACCGGTACTTCAAGCAGCAGGGACGGGTGGTCGACGGGCCGCCGGAGGACGATCCGGGGGTCGCCGCGGTGGCGCCGTACTGG